ACGCCTGAACGACGCCAAGACAACATAATGAGACAGCGCGCTCGGCGTTTGATGATTAAGGAGCATGGAGCTTCTGCGTTAAAGGGTAAAGAAGTCGATCATAAGAATATGAACGCGTCTGATAACCGTCGCACTAATCTCCAAATCCTTTCCAAGGCTGCTAACAGGCGTAAACAACCTAAGCGGTCTTAACTAAAATTAATGACAAGTACTAACCTTCCGGCCCAACGATAATCTTTGAGGAGATCACAATAGGATAACCGAATAGGTGGGACGAGTTCATTTCAACTCATTTTCAATCCCCCAATATATTTCTCGGAAGGAAATAATTCTATGGCTAATTCAACTCCCTCACGTTATGGCGCAATTAAAGCCGGTAATGACAAGCGTGAACTATTCCTAAAGGTAGTAAGTGGTGAAGTTCTCACTACTTTCGCTAACAAGACTGTTATGACCGATAAGACTCGTGTTCGTAACATCTCTTCTGGCAAGTCTGCCTCTTTCCCAGCAATCGGTACGACCGTTGCGGAGTATCACACTCCCGGTACTGAAATCCTCGGCAATGCAATCCAGTCGGATGAGAAGATCATCACCATTGATGACAAGCTCATCTCTCATGCGTCGATCTCTGACGTTGATGAGGCAATGTCACACTTCGAAGTTCGCTCTGAGTACAGCCGTCAAATCGGTGAAGCTCTTGCACAGACCTATGATCGTAACCTCTTCTCGCTGGCTATTAAGGCTGCGCGTGACACGGGTTCTGGTGGTATCGGTGTTGGCGCTGTCGGTCAGGCAAACGCTTCCTCTGCCACGCTGGGTGCTACGCCTACCGTTGCTGAAACGATCACTGCTATTTATGCAGCTGCTCAGAAGCTGGATGAAACCAACATCCCCGACTCTGAGCGTTATGTCTTCGTCTCGCCGTCTGTCTATTGGTCAATCGTTACGAACGACAAAATCCTCAATCAGGACTTTGGTGGTTCGAACGGTGTCTATTCGGATGGCACGGTCATCAACGTGGCTGGTATGAAGATCATCAAGACGAACAATCTTGCTGTGAACCATGTCACTACCACTGTTGACTATGGAACCAAGTATCAGGTGGACGCCACCAAGACCTTGGCTCTCATCCTGCACCCGCAGGCTCTTGGTACTGTCAAGTTGATGGACCTTGCCTCTGAGATGGAATGGGACGTGCGTCGTCAGACGTGGCTCATGCTTTCGAAGATGCTCGTTGGTCATGGCGTTCTGCGCCCTGAGTGCATCTACGAGATCAAGAAGGCCTAGTAGTTACACTAGTGGAGGGGGAGGAGAAATTCTCTCCCTTCTTTTCAATTTCATTTGGAGACCCATGATGGCTTATTTCAACACGCCAATGACCAAACTGGATGCCGTGAACATTTGCTTGTCGTCGATGGGCGAACCGATGATTAACGCTCTAGACGGTTCCTCTGTCGATGCACAGATGGCTTCTGACCTTATTGATGAGACCTCTCGTACCGTGCAAGCAGAAGGCTGGCATTGGAACAGGGAGAGGCATCTCCTCATCCCTAATACGCTTAACCAGATTAACCTCCCGGCTAACACAGCCCGTGTTGATACGGTTGAGGATAGTCGCACTACAGATGTTATTCAGCGTGGTGGAAAGCTTTTCAACCGCTATGAGAACACACACACATTTACTGACCCAATTCGTTTAGAAATCTACGTCATCCTGCCATTTGAGGACATGCCTCTGGCTGCGAAGAACTATGTGACGTACAAATCCGCACGCCTATTTCAACAGCGCGTCCTCGGATCAGAAACCCTATCTAAGTTTAATCAGAACGATGAGCAGAGAGCTTGGTTGACCCTTCTCCAAGAGGAGGCTGACGTGGCTGACTATAACATGCTCGACGATTCTTGGCAGACTGCATCAATCCTAAACAGACACCACTTCTCAAGAGGGGGTTATTAATGGCGCTAGTTTCTAGCTCAATCCCCAATCTTGTTGGAGGGGTATCTCAGCAGCCTCCTGCACTCCGTGTAGCTACATCAGGAGAGCGTGTTGAGAATGCTTGGTCCTCTGTTGTATCTGGTCTTCTAAAGAGACCTCCCACTGAACACATTGCTAATGTTAATCTAGCAATTGTAGGTGGAGTAGCTGGATATCTCATTGAGAGAAGCTCCACATACCGATATATGGCCCTGATCACTAACGGCGATTTGAAGGTGCTAAACCTTAATGATGGGACATTTCAAACTGTAACCTTTCCAGCTGGCAAGGCCTATCTAACGTCTACCACTCCTGTTGACTCATTCAGGTTTGTTACCTTTGGTGACTTTACCTTTATAGCAAATAGAAAAGTTACTGTTACTAAGGCGAGTATCGGAGAGACCAATGGAACCCCTATCAGGCTTTCGCCTCTAACTAGGGGAACTATATACGTCGCCTTATCGGCAGCTAACTCATACTACACTATCTATATCAACAACGTCTTAAAAGCTGAGTACCTATCTCCAAAAGGCGTAGATGCTGCATCCTCTGTACCAGACACTGGGTTTATAGCTGAACAACTCAAGGTTGCACTTGTAGCTAACGGCTACACTGTGACAAAGACAGGCTCGACTTTAACAATATCGAACCTTGTAAGCACTGATCAAATAACAGTTCAAGCTGGTTCTGGTGACAGATCACTTAAATCATTTAAGGATAAAGTTCAGTCATTCTCTGACCTTCCTCCTCAAGCTCCTGAAGGCTTAATTGTTAGAGTTCAGGGTGATGTTGAAGAAGCTGGGGATGACTACTACGTGGTCTTCAGAGGTGGTGTATGGGAGGAAACTCTTGGATACTCTAGTGGTGAGGGCTTCGTTGCAACCTCAATGCCACACGTACTCGTAAGAGAGAGTAATGGAACGTGGTCCTTCGCTCCTCATGTTTGGGGAGACCGTGCTGCTGGTGACGCTGAGAGTAACAAGTCCCCCTCCTTTGTCGGAGCTACTGTCAACGACATCTTCGTCTACACTAACCGTCTTGGCTTCTTGGCTGACGAGAATGTCATCCTTTCAGAGTCAGATGCTTTTGAGAACTTCTACAGAACCACAACTACCCAAGCTCTAGACAGTGACAGGATTGATATTGCAGTCCTACACAACAATGTTGATATCCTTCAACACGCTATTGCCTACAACCGTGACCTGATGCTCATGTCAAACACTAACCAGTTTAGATTGAGCTATCAGAACTTCTTATCGGCTAAGAACACTCAGATCAGGTATACAACGTCCTTTAACGTGTCCTCACGCATTCGACCAATCAATATGGGTAACTCGCTTTACTTCGTTGATGATCGGGCTGACTACAGTTACTGCAAGCTTCTTGAGTACTTTCCAAAAGAAAACGTGGTAGCTGATGATGCTGATGAAGTTTCAGCTTCTGTTCCAGAATACATCCCTAACGATATTACGTTCATGGCTGGATCAAACAGGTCTGACGCTGTTCTTCTATCAAGTAACACTGATCCCGATTCTCTGTATTTCTATAAATTCTTTTGGTCTGGTGATCGTAAGGTCCAAACCGCATGGAGTAAGTGGACCTTTGATGACTGTGTGAAGATACACTGGGGAACCTTCTCTGGTACATATATGTATATCTTGATCCAGAGATCGTCAGGCCTTTGTCTAGAGAGTATTAAGTTTGATGAGGACGTGTTTGACACCCCTACCAACTACTCAATCCTGCTAGACCGTCGTACTACAGCAGTCTCGATGACCTATAATGCTACGACTGATAAGACCTTTATCAATCTACCTTGGTCTACGACACGCCCAATCATTGAAGTTGTTTCAACTGGTCAGGGAGTGAGTGGATATAGACACACTACAACCAAGGTTTCTAACACTCAGGTGTACGTGTCTGGAAACATAACCACACACACAGTGACTGCGGGTCTTCCATACACCTTCCTATATGAGTTCTCGACGTTCTTTCCTCGACAGGTTAAGGGCCAAGGAGAGGTTGTTATACTGGATGCTAGACTACAGGTTAAATACCTGTCTGTTGAGTATCACGACACAGCTTTCTTCAAGGCCACATTGACACTTCCCG